GTTGATTCGCAACACGGTGGTCATTGAGAGCTTCGTCAAGGTGGACGGTACATTACAGAAGTTCACCAATCGTGCTCTAGTAGTAACTCACAAGCAGATTGTCGTCAACACACATTGCATTATGGATGAGTGCACTTTGGTATTTCACCTCGGTAAAGTTCGGCCATCAGGCTGTGCGCCAACGGTCACGATAGAAGTAAAACCCTCAATGGTCCAACACTTCTGCAACAGCGACGTCTCGATTATTACCACTGACGCATTACCATCGTTGTTCTTAGATCTCCGCCCGTGCATCGCCCTGCGGTCGTTTGCTGGCACACAACCAGCGCACTACTATATCAAACAGATGGACGGCACTATGAAGGTCGTAGGCGTCAACGGCGTAACCCGTGGACGTTGGTACGATGCGAAGTATAGTTACTATGCTATCGAAGGACATCCCGAGACACCTACTGTAACCGGCGACTGTGGATCTCCACTCGTTATGAACACAGGATATGGTCCAACAATTGTTGGAATACACTCTATCTACAGTCCTTCGCGTGGAACCACAGGGGCCGTCCCCATATGGAATGAGATGTTTGATGTCGGTAGCGTGGCGCAGTGCGGTACTCTCAAGACTATCGCGCCGCTCACGGAGGACTCAAAGCTATTCACTGATTACATGGACGAGGGTAGTATCATGACTCACGGCGCGACCAAACAATTTAGAGCATGCAACACTTCACGCGGGGGCAAGACGAGCATAGCAGAGTTTCTTTTCGAAGAAGGACCTAAAGTTGGTCTTCCAATTACAGACAGACTCGTCAAACCCTACATGGACTCATGGAGACCGCAGCAGAAGGCGCTTCGTGGTTATCTCAACCCTGCTGAGAATATTGACGAACCACGCCTTCACCTTTGTGCGGATAAGATTGTTGACTACATCATGTCCAACCTTACGGAAGAGGACAAGGCAGATATCCATCCTGTACCACTTGACGTCGCTGTCAACGGTTATCCTGGAGTGCCGAACATAGACTCCCAGAAGTTTAGCACTTCGGCAGGTTACGGACACAAAGGACCTAAGAAGAGCTATTTGTTACATCTAGAGGATCCCGACAACAAACCATTCGCCTATCTTGATTCAGAGAACCCTAGTGACAAGCTTGAATTGGATGAACTAGTGTTCCAGTCTGTCTGGCAGGACTACAGGCGGTATTCGGACGACATTGAGTCGAAGATGGACGAGATGTGGGAAAGTTACAAGCGCGGAATCAGGTGGCATGCTATCTTCTCAGCACAGTTGAAAGATGAGATGGTCACCAAGAAGAAGTACGAGATGTTCAAGACGCGTGTCTTTTTTATGTGCAGTGTCGAGCTGCTCACTCTACTTAGAATGAGTACCTTAGGGCTTTCGCGAGTGATGGTTCGTCGCAAAGACATTTTCAAGATCGCTGTCGGCCTCAACGCTCATTCTGAAGAATGGCAACAGATGTATGAACAGACAACCATCCACGGTCTTGACTGCTTCATTGCCGGAGATTTCGTGGGGTTTGACAAGATTATGTCGTACCTGATCATGAAAGTCGGAGTTGGTATTTTCGTCAAGATTATCCGACTTTGTGGTAACTTCCCTGAAGATGTGCTGTTTGCTTTAGAGACGATGCTTGAAGACGTGATCAACCCCAGTGTTGACTTTTTTGGCGAGCTATTGACCTTCTTGAACGGCGAGGTTTCAGGTCATCAGTTGACAACGTTCCTCAACTGCATCGTGAACTTACTTCTTCATGTGTACGTCTTCGAGACGTTACGTGAGGAGCGCGGTTCGGATGAGGACTTCTTCAAGGTTGTCGAATTTCGCTCTCTTGGTGACGACGTGTTCCAGGCCGTCGCCAAGTTGGCGCGTTGGTATAACCACACGACGATTCAACGTGTGTTCGCTAGCATCAACATCGAGTACACCATGGCGGATAAGGAATCAGCATCGATACCCTTCATTCCAGTTGAAGAAGTGACCTTTCTTAAGAGAACTTTCGCTAAGCATGAAGCATTTCAGTGGCACGTGGCGCCTCTCGAGAAGGATTCGATTTACAAGATGTTGTGCTATCGAATCAAGTCTAATGCGGTCCATGAGAGTGCCCAACTTGCCAGCGCGATTTGTTCGGCCATGACGGAAGCATTCTACCATGGTAAAGAATTTTTCGACAAACTCGACGCACTCATTGAAGCGGCCCCCAAGGATCGTGAACTTGCACTACAAATGCAAATCACGCCGCGGCCTACCTGGTACGAGATGGTAAATCGTTTTCTCAGAGCCTCACCAAACATGGTTGCCAGACATGGAGGTATTGCGGCCTTTGATCTAGGTCCCAGCCAAAAAGATCCGAACTCCAGTAGTTACTGCTCACCAGAAGATACTGTCCATCAATGTGGTGAGAGAATGGACTGTAGTTCGTTTCGCGCTAGTGGGCGTTCCCCACAAGTCTCTTTTCAGAGAGGAGCTAAGCACGACTCCAAAATAGGACATAAGCCAGACCAGATTGAGTTTACTGGTTTGGACGAAAACAAACGACTCAGCAAGAACACAATGAAGTACGGGGTACCGTTACAATATACAAGTTTGAAGGACTTACAACCTTCAGTGCGCCCCATGACTATGAAGGCGTACAACCGTGTATATCGACGCGCACGTTGGCGTGTCGATCCGTACGGCAGCACGGAGTTCCAGTCAACGCCGATGGCGATGGAAACTTCGTCGGTTCCGGAGACAGCTGATTCCGTCCAGACATCAACGGACCAGACTACTATTTTCGCCAATGAACCTGTTGGTGAAGAGTTGGACATGCAAGTGCCGTTCAACCGAGTTGGAGGACCAATGAAGATGGATGCGAGTCTCGGCGAGTTTTTGAAGCGCCCAACACAGATTTACCAATATCGCTGGTTAGAAAACGGCGCAGCTGGATGGAAGTTTGATATCTTCCCTTGGGACCTCTATTTCAACACACCGGCTATCAAGAACAAGTTACAAGGTTTCAAGCTCCTACGCGCAAATCTTAAGCTCAAGGTATTAGTGAACGGATCCCCGTTTTACTACGGGCGTCTTGGATTGTTCTATCGGCCCATGGCACGCCAGATCACAGACACATGTCCAGTTGGTACAGTTGCTAACTTGTTTCAGATCCCAGTTTCGCAGCGCCCTGGTATTTACGTGGATCCACAGTCAACGTCGGTAGCAGAGATGACCTTACCGTTTTTCTGGCCATACGCTTGGCAAGATACTGCGCTACGCACGAACATGCAAGATTTAGGGACGTTGTCTGGAGTCCAATTTGCTGAGTTGAGATCGGCTAACGGAGTTACAACGACCGGTATCGATATCACCATTTATGCGTGGGCAGAAAACTTCGAGTTGGCTGGTCCGACAGCGATTTCCGTTCTTCAGACGGACAAGGTTGCAAAAATGAGTGGAGCTGCTTCACGTGTTGTTAAGAACATAGCATGCGCGCGTTGTCGACTTACACAGGCGGCATATCCGAACTGTTAGGTTTCACTAACGATCCAGTGGTGTCGGACGTTGCGCCTATGAAACCGACCCCATTTACGCTGTCGACAGCAGAGATTGGCGAACCAATTGGAAAGTTGAGTTTAGATCACAAGCAAGGAGTCGGATTGGGTTCCGATCATTGCGGTGGACCAGGGATCGATGAACTGGATCTCGGATACTTGTTGCAAAAGGAATCGTTTCTCTGTGGCGCACTCTGGACAACAACCAATGCTACGAATGACGTTCTATTTTCGTCAGCTGTCACGCCTATGTTGTATGACAACAATGGGACGCAGTGGGCCTTCACTCCTATGAGTTACTTCTCCACTATGTTCCAATATTGGCGAGGATCTATTATCTTCCGTTTCAAGGTGGTACGATCGCAGTATCATCGGGGCCGTGTTAACATCTGTTGGGATGTTGGAGCGACTACGTTGGAAGGAACACCTCTCGTGGGTGACCCCAGCGTTATGAACGTTGTGATGGACTTGGACGTGTCCGACGAAGTTGAGATCGAAGTCCCTTATACGCAATGGCAGACTTTTTTGAACGTTCGCGACAGCTGCTATGGTGCTTTGACACGACGCATGTGGAAAAACTCTGCTCCAGCATATGCGGTTGAACCGAGCATTCCGTTCAACGGCGTGATCACTGCACGAGTTATGAATCGTCTTACAGCGCCAGAAGCCTCCTCCGACGTCGATTTGCTGGTTTACGTTAGGGCTGGCGACGATTTCAAGTTGGCTGCACCGGTGGACATTGACACGCGGTGGTTGCAAACATCCATCACTAACTCTGTGTTGCAGAGCGAAGGAGAAGTTGTTCTCGGGCACACAGTACCTTCGGATGACGTGTACAAAGAAGTTTTTGGTGAGAATATTACCTCACTTCGCGCGTTGCTGCATCGTTCGAGTCAGGCGGCACGTTTGCCGATTTTCAACTCCTCAGATTCCACGACAACGTTCAGATACCCGTTGAAGCATCTGCCACGACCGCGAGGGTGGTGGAACAACGCTTGGGACTCAGCTTACATCACCGGTCAACCTGCAGCTTCAGCTGCCCCGTTCAACTTTGTGCGGAACCACCCTATTAACTGGGTGGCTAACTGCTTTATAGGTTGGAGGGGCTCGGTGAATGTCACTGTTAACCACACCACAGGTCTTGGAAATGACACCTACGTGGATGATATGAACATCACACGCATTCCCACGGGTGAGAACCTTGTGGCTCCTTCTCGTCGCTACAATACTGCCACAAATAACTATGGTAGTCTCACCAGTAGTCAACGGAACAGCACGTTGAATACAGCTGGTGTAGGTGTGATAGCAGCCAATCTGCCAGGAGCCACGGGTATGATCCTTACCAATCAGAAGACCAATGTTGGTCTTGCAGCCAACCTTCCGTATTACGCGAACAGTTCTTTTAACATAGTTGATCTGTACACTCAGTACAGCAACCAAGATACCATTACGGACGGTAACAGCGATTGGTATGTCTACCAAGGGACAATGAAACAGGCGTCGACCACGACAAATTACAACAGCTTTGTTGATGTGTATTACGGAACGGGACCAGATTTCGATCTGGTCTATTTCTTGAGCACACCGCTGGTGTATTACCGAGCAGTAACGCCTGTCTCATCATAAGAGTCGCACTCTTTAACTGCCTCTATGTTTTATGCGTTGCATAGTTACATATACCAACCCCCCCTGAAGAAGGGGGCCCCATCATACGGCGGTGGGGGGTACTTCGGTACAGGAAAACTCGAAAGTTTTATTCACGACTAAATGAATTCTTAGGACTTTCGGGTCCTAGGAAAGATGGTCGTAAAGTTTTAATTTCGAGTTCAGCACGAATTCCC